TTGATGAGTACCAGAACTGTTATAGCTTTGTATCTGTATAAAATCTCCACCAGTACTATCTGGACCATTTATTTGAAATCTTCTTAAACTTGAATCGCCAACATGACTACCATCGTCTGGATTTCTATTTAAACCTATGCTTCCACCATCAGCACTTGGTTTTAATATCATTCCACCCATTGTTACATTACCAGTCAATGTACCGCCTGCTAAAGGTAGTTTTGTTGCTATGCTATTGGTAACAGTTGTAGAAAAGTTTGCGTCATCACCTAACGCTGCTGCTAGTTCATTTAGCGTATCTAATGCACTTGGCGCAGAATCTACTAAGTTTGCAACAGCAGTGCTTACAAACGCTGTAGTAGCTATTCTAGTTGTATTGTTTCCTGCACTCTGTGTCGTTGTAGTTGGGTTACCACCTAACGCGATATCATCAGCAACTTTTGCACTGGTAACTGCGTCATCTGCTATCGCTGCAGTAAGAACATTACCATCTGCGATAACTTTTGATGTAATTTTAGTATTAGCCATTATTTATTCCTCATCATCTGTTGGTTTTAATGGTTCAACAATTACTTTACCTTCATCATTTGTCCATCTAGTGTCTTTCATGTGTTGGTCTTGTCTTTCGCCTATCACCAACCAAGAAACTGTCGCTGTTGATGACGCGTTTTGACAGGATATAGTTAATGTGTTTCCTGATACAGTTCCTTTGACAGAATCCCAATCTGTTTCATTTGATGTAAAACATTGAACATTTGTATTTAAAGCTACAAAAGTTCCTTCTGTCATACCTGCTGCAGTATCAATATTGACTGTTGCAGAACCTTTCACTAAATCTACTTTACCTCTATAAATATTATCAGCTTGTGGACCTTCTATAAATGAGTGAACTAAATAATGTGTATCTTTTTTAGATTCTAGAGGGTGGTCAATTCTAAATGAGCCTGAACCTTTGGATAAAGCACCCCCTACTTCTAGATCTCCATTATCTACTATTCTAATTCCATTATTACCTGATGTAGCATGTGCAATAACAATACCACCTGCACTTTCTGCAAGTATGGCAACATCGTTTACATGAGAAAGACTACTAAATGCGCCATTAGAAATATAAGGTGCAAATTTAATAACATTACCACCTAAACCTGTCATATTTAAAGTTTGAGCATTTGTTGCTCCTGCATGAATGTTTAACTCTCCATTCATTGTTGTAGTATTGATTCCTACCTTTCCTGCACTATCAATACGCAT